AAATAATATATACATTTTTCTATTGCTGTAATATTTATTATTAACAATATTATAGGTAAATATTATGGCAATAGATTTTGAAGTTTTTGAAGGTAAGACTTTATCTGATATCTTTAAAGACATCTACGACAATTCAAACAAAAATAAACAACAACTCGAAGTCTTAATGAAAGAGGTTGTTGGCTTCATTAAAGATGGAGATACAGCTGTTACTATTATTCCTATGTTGAAAGAGTATTTAGAAATCAATGTAAAGAATGATGAACAGTTAATTAAACTCGCCACAATCGTTCAACGAATTGCAACACAACAAAAAACATCAAATTCAGATGATGAGTTTGGAATAACTGATAAAGAAAAAGAACAACTATTAGCCAGTATCCAAGAAGTATCAAATGAGGTTCAAGATTATAGTGATAAGATTATATCAAGTAGAGAAAAATAGTGGCATATAGAATAAAACATGGTACAGGTGGTTCTCGAACTACTTCAACAACAGATGGTCTTATAACTAAAAGTACTATTTCCCAAATGATTAGTTCTGTATTTAAAGGATCTGATTTATATATAATGGAACCTGTTGAAGTTTTGGAAGTTTTACAAGGTGATACATTTCCAGATAATTATGAAATTGAATTATCTGATGGTAAGAAAGTAGAGGATTATGCTTATGTAGGTGCTATAAAAGGTAGATATTGTTATTCAAGACAAGGTGAGGAAAAAGGTTTTGATTATTTCAAACCTTTAAATCCAAATATGTATGCTTTACCAGCACAACATGAAATAGTAATTGGTATAGAATTTATGGGTAAGAAATTTTATACTTCTATTTTAAATATTTTTGGTAATAATAATTTTAATCAAGTACCTAATGTAAGTTTTTTAAAAAAGAAAAATCCTACTCCTATGAGTAAAGATGAAAAATTAAAAAGAGATGATAAGGCCAGAAGAGTAATGCCTTTTGATGGTGATGTTATATTTGAAGGTAGGTTTAAAAATCATATCAGATTGGGTAGTAATATAAGAAATGATGAAGAGGAATCTCCTAATATACAAATAGTTGCTGGACATTTATTAAATGGAGATAGTGATCCAGATGAAACTAAATGGAGAAATAAGGATTTAAAAAAACAACTTGAAGAACCATTTTTAGATGATCCTGATAAAAAAAATACTCGTGAAAAACCATTACAATCTGATATTGATAAGGATGCTTCAAGTATATACTTAACCACTAAAGAGGATTTGCATGTAACTCCACCATTTAAAAGTGAACATGAAGATGCAATCCCACCATATACCGACAAAAATATTTTATTAAATAGTGACCGTATTATATTTAATAGTCAAAATCAGAATAGTATAGTTTTATCAAGTAGTAAAGATATTGTAGCTGGAGCACTAAATGAGATAGTATTAGAAACACCAAAAGTAACTATCGGATCAAAAACAGCAACAGAACCTATGGTGTTGGGTAATAAATTACTAACGGTTATAGAGGCAATAGTTTCTATATTAGAGGGTGGTTTGGTAGGAGCTTCTGCAGTAGCAGTAGTAGATGCAGCCTCACTAACAACTATAAAAACGGCATTAGCTTCAGCTGCTCAAGGTGATGATGGATTTTTAAGTAAAGAACATAAAATAGTGGATAATGCTTATGCAAAAGAATGGTCAGATAAACACCCACCAGAGTAAAATATGAGTTGGGCATTATTTAGAACAGAATATTTAAAAAAAATGGATGAGAATCCAAGTGATCCTGGTACTGCCATTAGTGATGCTTATGAAAAGGCTGTTATAGTAGGTACGAGTTTATATGGACCAGTATTGAAATATAATAAGTCAGGATTAAAATCACAGATAGATATAACAATTAATACTTTTGGAGCAACACCACTTGGTGTTTCATTAGATATAGGATTAAAAGCATTTTGGGCAGGAGCTACAACTGTTGGTGGTGGTACTTGTACTATGCCTGGACTTACTTGTGCGTTTATAGACCAAGTAGTAAAGTTTAAAAGTAAAAATTTAGATGATTTTGCAACATATTTGATAAAATCATTTCAAATACATTCATTACAATTAGTGTTTTCACTACCACCAGCTATAGCACCTGGATACATTGTGAAACCAGAATAATTAACTAAAGAGGTATATTATGAAGAAAAGCGAATTAATAAAAATAATCGAATTAGTAGTTCGTAAAGAAGTCAAAAAACAGGTCAATGAGATACTTATTAAAGAGAATAGTATCAAGTCAAAACCTGTTATAAAATCCAAACCAAAACCGAAACCTAAAAGAGTTCAACAACAATATACAAGTAATACTGAACTTAATAAAGTTTTAAATGAAACGGTTGGATTGAATGATAAGTCACAAGATGAAGAAGAGTGGCCAACAATGAGTGGTAAAACATTTGACAGTTCAAAGGCAACCGAATTATTAGGATATGGTGATTCTATAGCAGCACAAGGTGGTAATAAAGAAATGCAACGAAACATGGCAGTTGCTCAAACATTAAAAGAAAAAAATGTGGGTATTAAAGATGTACCAGAATCATTAGTAAATGCATTAAGTCGTGATTATAGTGATTTAATGAAACATAATAAAATGAAGAGTAAAAAATAGGAATAATTTATGGCATACCCAAATACCGTTAGGGAATTATCAGAACACGAAGATTATAGTTTTGGATTAACATTTCCATTAACATATAACAATTTATTAGGTGGGTTTTTTCCAACTTCTAAGACACTTAGAGAACAAGTCTCTAGTAATATAAAAAATTTACTTTTAACTTCTAAAGGTGAACGGGTCGGTCAACCAGAGTTTGGTACAGATGTTACTTCTATATTATTTGAACCAATAACACCAGATATTGGTAATAGGTTAGAATCTTCTATAACAGACGGTATATCAAAGTGGTTACCTTACGTTACAATACAAAATATATTTGTTTCAACTCCAGATGAACAACCCAATTCAGTAATTATTTCAATAGAATTTAGTGTTGATATAGAGGATCCTGATATAGTTGAAACCATAACATTTAATTTTAATACAGCGGGTGAATAGACATGGCAAGAGAAATAGAATTTGGAACAAATGTAAAGGGTGTCAAAAAAGATATTAATTATTTAGGTAGGGATTTTGCAAATATAAGAAATAATCTCATTGAGTTTGCAAAACAATACTTTCCAACAGCATACAATGATTTTAATGAAGCGTCACCTGGTATGATGTTTATTGAAATGACAGCTTATGTTGGTGATTTATTAAATTTTTATATTGATAATCAATTTAGGGAATCGTTATTACATAGTGCTGAAGAAAAAAAGAACATATTTAAAATAGTTCAATCAATGGGCTATACTCCAAAATTATCTAATCCTTCAACAGTTTTGGCTAAAGTTTCTGTTGAAGTTCCAGCAGAAACAATTGATGATAATAACTATACTGTTGATATTGATTATGCACCTATAGTTTCTGCAAACAGTACTTTCATTGCTGGTGTAACAGATACTAAATTTAGATTAATGGATGATGTAAATTTTAAAACTTCATCATCATTTGATCCAAGAGGAGCTGTAATTTCACAAACCGAGGATGATGTACCAACACATTATAAAATAACTAAAAATGCACTATTGCAATCTGGTGATACTTTTATTGAAAGTTTTACATTTGAGACTGCTAAAAAGTTTGATAAGATAATTTTATCTAAAAATAATGTTGTTGAAGTAACATCATGTATTGATGATGATGGTAATAAATGGTATAATGTTCCATATTTAGCACAAGATACGGTATTTGAGGATATTGAAAATAATCCAGTAAATAGTCCTGATATGAGTCAGTATAAAGATGAAACTCCATATTTGATGAAGTTAATTAAAACTGCTAGAAGATTTACTACTTATGTTAGAAGTGACGGTAAAACAGAAATACGATTTGGTTCTGGTATTAGTAGTAATGCTGATGAGGAAATGATTCCAAATCCTGACAATGTTGGTTCTTCATTGGGTACTGGTATTTCTAAATTAGACGCTTCCTTCGATCCAAGTAATTTTTTAAATACAAAAACATTCGGACAAGCACCAGGTAATATAACACTAACTTTTACTTATACTCATGGTGGATCCATAACTGATAATATTTTATCAGAACAATTGACAGATGTAGATACTGGCAATGTTATTTTAAATTCAGAGGGGCTGGATGCTGCTAAAGTAACAGATGTTAAAGATAGTTTAAGTATAACCAACGACCTTCCTGCTACTGGTGGTTCGAGTGGCCAATCAATTGATGAAATAAAATTATCTGCTATGGCAAGTATGGCTACACAAAAAAGAGCAGTTACATTACAAGACTATATAACTCGTGTTTATTCATTACCACAAAAATATGGTAATATTGCAAAAGCACACATAGTTCAAGATGAACAATTAGACCAAAAAGCAGGTGGTGATGATGGTGATAAACCTGATTTAAAAGAATTAAGTAATCCATTAGCCCTTAATTTGTATGTGTTGGGTTATGATTATAAAAGAAATTTTGTTTTATTAAATGAGGCTACAAAAACTAACTTAAAAATTTATCTATCACAATATAGATTAGTTACAGATGCAATTAATATAAAAGATGCTTTTATAATTAATTTTTCTGTTAAGTTTGCAATTATTACTCAAAGAGGAAATAATAAAAATGAAGTACTGATGAAGTGTATTGATAAAGTAAAAAACTTTTTTAGAGTAGAAAAATGGCAAATAAATCAACCAATAATCTTGAGTGATATAGCTTATCAAATTTCTTTAGTAAAAGGGGTGGCAAGTGTAGTTCCACCAACAGAAGATAATCCAGAAAAATCTATGATATTAATTGAAAATAAATATGATATTGATGCTGGATATAGTGGTAATGTTTATGATTTGGATGCTGCAACAAAAGAAGGAGTTGTCTATCCATCATTAGATCCTTGTATATTTGAAATTAAATTTCCTAATTTAGATATAGAAGGTAAAGTTGTAGGAGATATTTAATGTACTATTTTATTTACCCAGATTCAGATACAACAATATATGAAGGTGGTTTAACTCAATCATTAAACGCTGGGTTAGATCCTATAATAGAGGTACAAAAAATTATTGACGAGAGTGGTACTATTTATCAAAATTCTCGTACTTTAATTAAATTTGACTATAGTGATATTATTAGAAAAAGGAATGCTGGAACAATACCAACAACTGCTAAATATTATCTTAATTTATATGATGCTGGTTCAGAGGAATTAAAGGCAGAACAATCACTAAATGTGTATATGGTTAGTGGCAGTTGGACACAGGGAAGTGGTAAATCAGATAGTAATCCAGTTATAGAAGATGGTGCTAGTTGGAAATATAGAAGTGGAACTATACCGTGGAAAAGTGGTAGTTTTGCTTTAAATGCTCCTGAATCGATGGGTGGTTCCTGGTTCACTTCAAGTTTAAGTGGTCAATATGAAGTAAGTAATTCATTTGATTTAAAATATGAAACTAAGGATTTGAGAATAGAAGTAACTAATTTAGTTAATAATCAAATAGCTTCAAGTTCGGTATATGGTAATAATGGATTTTTACTAAAACGACCGGATTCTGCAGAAACAAGCTCTTTACATCTTGGTATGTTAAAATTCTTTTCTAAAGAAACTCATACGATATATCCACCAAAATTAGAAGTTGAATGGGATGATTCTCAATGGAGTACAGGTTCTCTCCAATCACTATCATCAACAGACTT